GAAGTTGCGGTAGAAAAACCAGCTCCATCTAGCCAGCTTGCGGAAACCATTGAGATCGAACATCCCCAAACGATTTTTCCGCACATTGAAGCCTATCCCGAAACAAGCCCGAAACAGCATCATTTTCATTTTAAGCATAAAGCGGATCATACTCATTTGATCCAAGCGTGGAGTGCGATCGGCATTACGGTTGAATTCAATGAATCGGGAAAGAATAATGTGGATGTAACTCTGACAAGAGATGGACAGGTGGTAGGAAAGATCCAATTTTTACATTTTGATCGTCGTGATCGATCGATCCGATCCAAACATTATGTCAAAGTGTATCTCTATCAATTTGAAGATCATGCTATGTTTGAGAAAGCAAAACAGATCATGCGCAGTTTTTTTCAAGAGATCGGATCCAAACACCGATCGATCCGCCGTTCTCATAAACGATCTCGAATGCTACGAAGTATGAAGAAGTATCGTTCAACAAAAAAACGAAGACCCTATCGTAAATAAAAAATTGAACAGGTTTCCCATCAAATAAAAAGAGCATACCATGACACTTGAATACAAAGTCCCACGAATTCTATGGGAGAATTTCGAGTCTGTCCTTCTGGCTCAATCCAAACGCTACATTGCGGAGTTAGCCAAACGCCTCCATGTATCGGAAAAAGAGCTGATTAAAAAAGTTTTACCCACTTCCGATTCGTTAAAAGTAATTATTCAAGATTCGCATGAAGAATCAAATCAGTGTACTGCCTATGTTCAACATGATCATTTAACTGTATTTTGTCGAAAACCAGTAGCCTATCAATCTACGTTCTGCCCTGTTCATCGAAATCATCGAATGATGGTTATGGAAGGAACACAACCGACCATGATTCAAAAAATAAAAGATGATCCAAATTTACCACCAATGTGGCAAGTAGACCAAACCATCATTAATTCACACGGAAATATGATTGGAAAAATTAATAAAGAGGAACAACGAATTAAACTATTTGTCATTGATGAGACCTAAACCACAATACCCTACTTTTAGGTAAATGGATGAAGAACCCTCCATAGTAAATACGATAATCGATCAAACACAGTATTTTTCATTTTATTCTCAACATTCCACTTCAACACTCACTTTTTTTCAATTATATCAATTAGAACCACACGATATAGAAATAGGAGAAGAAACAGGTTATCCGTATCATAAGAGACCGATAAAGTATCAACGTACATCAAAGCGTGTACCGATTTATAAAAATGAAAGTGAATCATATGAATCACTTACATTGAAAAATGGACGAATCCTTCGTTTTGAAGAAGAAGATGGTCTTTATTTATTATTACCATACTGGTTTGAATCAAATGGTTATGTACGAAAAATTGTAGAGCGTTGTTTCCGTTCAATTAAATTCCGTCTTCGATATCTAGACAAAATAAAAGATGAAGAGGAGGGATATGATGAGGATGGTGAAATGACATATTATCATTTACGAGATCAAGTGATGGAATCATTGATTGTAGAAATACGTCTTCGTCGTGCGATGCGAAATGTATTAATGCGATGGAGGAATTATAAGATGGATCGAAGACATTGTGTCGATATTGATCCAATTACATTAAATGAACCTGAAAAAAGAGTGGTGTTATATGATTGGAGAGTAAAACAAAAATTTATCTTTGACGCCAAAAGTTTATCGATTCATATCGAAACCGCGCTATTGTATCACGAAGATGGATTCGCACTTCCACGTTATCCTCGTAATCCGTGGAATAATATGGATTTTATGTATCGTCAACTTGTTTCCATTTATAAACAGTTACAATCTTATGGTGAAATCCGATGGGCATTTATGACATTGCGTAATTATGATTTTAATATTACATTATGGCATCAATATCATCATTCTACAATTACATTATCCGCAATCAAGAGAAGTGTGACACAAATGGATACGATGGGAGAAAGAGAATTATTAGAGGACTTCATTATGATGAAGCTTCAGGAAGAAATTAATGTTACAGATACCTTAATTCATATTTATCGTACTGGAATTCGTTATTTACCGAATCATTGGTATATTGGAAAATGGAAACGATTATCTATGATTTTTTATGAATCACAATATTTTAAACAGGATCGCCGTGCGATGATTGATCGACAACGAAATGAATTAATTAAATATCAATATCGCTTTATTAATGATGTAATCGCAACAGGTCGTGTTGAAACAGACTCATAAATTTGATGATTGGAATACATTCAAAGAAAATGTTACAATGGGTAATTGCTTATGTGGAGAAAATGAACCACCACATCCAAATGTAGATTCAATTACAGATGAACGCATATATGATGGATGTACGGATCAAAATACTCCGTTTGTATCATATGAGAATATACGAAAAAAAGTGAAGGTATTACGTGTAATCGATGGTGATACAATTGATATTGCAATGGTGAATGATTTAACAAGTCAGATTTTCAAATACAGAATACGACTATATGGCATTGATACCCCTGAAAAGAAACCATTAAAAACCAATCCTGATCGCAATCAAGAAATCGCGGCAGCGATGAAAGCAAGTCAGGCAATGATTGATAAATTACAAGAAAATAATAATCTTGTTACAATTCTCTTGTATAAACCGGATAAATACGGACGTCTTCTTGGTACAATCTATAGTAAAAAAGGAGAAGACATTAATGAATGGATGGTAAAGCAAGGGTACGCTACGCAATATTTTGGAAAGAAAAAGAAGACCTTTTCGGAAATTCATAGTTTTGAAGAGGTTGAACTACCGCATATAGAAGAAGTGAAACTAGAGTAGAGAGAATGAGAAAACAGTCGGCAATCGCAGTTGCTATTTTTCGTGGTGAAATCGAGGGAGAAGTAGTAGTATCTTCAAAATCAAATGGTGTTCATCTCGTAGCTACCTTTACAAAGTTACCACCAGGTCCACATGGATTTCATATTCATAAAGCGGGTGATTTACGCGGGGAAGGATGTGCGGGACTTTGTGAACATTATGATATTGGTCAGCATCATCATGGTGCGGGACCATCATCAAAAGAGGAACGCCATACGGGCGATTTAGGTAATATTGAATTAAAAGGGAAAATCCTGAGAAAGTCATACGATTTGAAAGGGGTATCGGTTCAGGATTTATGGGGTCGATCAATTATTGTTCATGAAGATGAAGATGATTTGGGAAAGGGACCATTTGAAGATAGTGTAGTGACAGGACATTCAGGAAAAAGAATGGCGTGTGCAATATTTGGAAGAGGAATGTGTAGTCCAAAATATAATACAACACGAAAGCGTCATTAAATACATACTCGTCGACGAACAGGACGCAATATATCATCGGTAATCGGCGTAGGAGGTTGAAGTAAGGAAATAATGGTAATTGGATTGGTATCAGAATGAGTAATGGATTGAATAATGGGAAGAAGATGCCATGCGTAACGAGAGAAACAGTTAAAGAATCGTTTAGAATAAACAGCAATACTACTTTCTTCTTTTGGACCCATGATACCATCTCCGTGTGATTTTTGTTTTTCAGAACTTGTCCATTCATCTGGATGTTCCGCAATATAGCGATTATAGAAGAGTTCACGCATGTCATCCGATTGCCATTTACCCTCACGATGATATTCTTCTAGTATTCCATCCCAAAAGGGACATCCTTTTATATTTTTTTCTAGATAACCAAGTTGTGAGATGGTTGATTCGGTCCATTTCATTCGACCACGTGTGGTTCGACCATATAAACAAGCGGTAGGAATTGAATATCGTCGATGAATGGGCTGTCCTACTTCTTTATCCCATTCATCCAGAGCGGTTTGAATAGAAGGTTCGATTTCTAAAGGAAGCATTTTCCAGCTTTGTTCTTGCTGTTCATAATTCAAACAACAGGACAATACCGCAAGACATCGAATAATTATGTCGTATTCTTCAGACTTATATCCTAGAAGGGATTCATAATTCTCAAGAAGATCAAAGCCGACCAAATAGGATTCGGAATGCGCAGGACAATGATGTCGAACATACCATCGAAGAATCTCCCATACACGTTCATTTGATAAATGGCGTGACATCCACCAAGCACTGTACGCTTTTCCTTGAAATAAAGCACGAACCATGTAGATTTCATTCGCGTTATCCGATGGTAGATAAGGCGGTGTTTTAGGTGTGACACGATCAGGTATAACACCTTGAGCAGTTAATACGAGAATGTTCCATAAAGAATGGTCGCGACGTTCGCATGGAATCCAACTGAGTTGATAGGCCGATAATAGGATATCTGATTCGGTAATTTCACTTCCAGAAAGATGTTGTGCGGTGCGCAACCAAGAAAGCGAAAATGGACCTTTATACCAGATCCAGGATTCAAATAGAGTGGAGATGGCTTCACTCCCATAACCGCTAGAAAGTAATTCATAACACCAGAAGATGGTTTCTCTTTTATCATTGCGAGTCGAGCTATACTGAAGTACAGCATGAACTTCATCTATCTCATAGAAATGACGGGATAATGTCATGGAATAATGGTTGGATACCTATTTCATAGAAAATATCGATATCAATTTTATCTCCGACTCAAGAAATGAACCTTCGGATGGAAGCCAGTTTGGAAACAGGTGATCTTCTTTTGTTTCGAGGAACAAGTTGGATGTCATGGTTAGTAGAATGGGTGGGAGTCAGTAAATATAGTCATGTGGGAATTGTAGTAAAGAATCCAAAGTTTTTGGACCCTGAATTAGAGGATGGAACCTATATACTTGAATCTTCTTGGAATAATACGCCAGATGTGGAAGATCATCAAATGAAAATGGGTGTTCAACTACATCTATTGGATGATGTTCTACGTGAATATCCAAAAGGGTCGGTTATGGTACGAAAAGTAAAATGTGAGCGTAATGATATTTTTTATGAAGCCCTTGCTAAGCTTCATAAGGAAATTCATAATAAACCATATGACTTGACACCATGGGATTGGTTATGTGCGAAGTATAATATGATTCATCCTCTACCTCCAGATCCGGCATATAAGACAACAAAACGTTTTTGGTGTTCCGCATTGGTTTCGTATCTATTTTGTCATTTAGGAATCATCGATATGAATGTAAATTGGTCATTAGTAGCACCACGTGAATTCAGTTCAGATGAGGCACGATGGGTACGGTTTCTTTGTCCTGTGGAAAAGGAAGAACAACTTTATTGAGTGCGAACAATTAGAAAGTTTTAACAAACCCGCACAATAGAGATGTCTCTTCCCCATTCCGATAATGCAAATGAAATTCTACCAGGACTATGGCTAGGAAATTCAAAAGCATCAATGGATGAACATTTTATTCACCGAAATAACATTCAAGTTGTATTTAATTGTACCAAAAATCTCCCATTTAATCCAATGATTCCTATCAAATATCGAATTCCTGTGGATGATAATTTGGAAGAAGAAGAAATAAGAAATATGGAACTTTGGTCAAGTGAAATTGCGTTTAAGATTATGGCAGAATACAAAGAAGGTCATGTGATTTTGGTTCACTGTATGGCAGGAATGCAACGTTCTGCTGCATCGGTTGCAATGATGATGATTGCGTATTTACAAATTCATGCGACACCGGCTATGACAATGATTAAAGAAAAACGCCCTATCGCATTTTATCCTCAGGCGAATTTTGGACGTTCCATTCATTATTTTGATCAAAAGTTTCATAGTGAAATTCTTCCTGGTATGAAAAAAATGTCAGGACGATATAAGTCTGAATGAGACCGTCTCTCCCTCCACCACCATCATCTATAGTGAGATGTACATGCTGTAATGTATATCACGATCGAGATGAATTAGAACGTGTCTTAATGGAATTAGATCTTACAAATGTTCAAAAACAGATTATTCTTTCCCGATACATTAACATTTTAGAGCATCTTCATAAACGTGTTCGTATATATAATCGTGTATTCTATTTGGGACATACGATTATCACGGTTGGATCTTTATTTGTTCCTGCCCTGTTATCGATTCAAAATTCGAGCACATTGGGAGGTACGAATTCGTCTGTTAATATCTATTGGGCTACTTTTATTATTTCCCTATTGGTTACGACATTTAATGGTATTTTAACACTTTTTAAGATCGATAAGAAGTATTA